CATACATTCACAGAGTGTATAGAATGGGTATGACACCTTATTTCTGGGAAGATTATATTAATGGTAAAGATACCATTATATTACGCCGCGAACCTTACTTTGAAACATCTCACATCATGCAAAAAACTCCATTGCATGAAACATGGCATAAGATGTATGATTTGCCTTATAATAAGGAAAAGGACTTACCTGAATTATATATGAATATGATTCAAACAGAAATGCCTATCACTTGGAATAGACAAAGACCAATCTTATTGCTACATACAAACGGAGGTCCTTTAATGGATGGTGCTCCAATCTATGCTTGGTCTAGAGATATGCCTAGATATGTTGCTGAAGCTATTGTTCAACAATTTGGACAACAATACCACATCATTCAGATTGTAAAACACCAATCTCAAGGTATCCAATCGCCAATGGTTGAAGTAGTAGATAGACAAATGTCAAACTTTGAATTATTCTCATTAGTAAGAGCATCAGCAAAAAGAGTATTAATTGACTCTTGTTTACAACACGCAGCTGCAGCTTATAAATTACCATCTACAGTATTATGGATTGGTACCCACCCAGAAATGTTTGGTTATTCAATGCATACAAACATCGTAGCAAAAGAGCCTGTTGGTAATGTTAAAAAGGTAGACGCTTCGTATTTTGACTATTCTTTAGATGGTCAGTTCCACGAATGCCCTTACAACAGCCCAGAGGAAATGTTTGATGTGAATGAGATTATCAAGGCGATAAATAAAAACTAATGCACGTTATATATCGTATAAGCGATACAGGCTATCTAAAAGATAAGCCTGACTACATTAACAATCGAAATTGTTTTGAAAACGCTTTAAGAACATTTAATAAAGCATATTGGTGGGTTATTGCTGATAACGTTAGTGATGAAACCAAAGAATATCTCAACAGCAAAGTAAAAACAATAGAATATGTTAGTGTAGGACACGGTGCAGGAACATTTAATCTTGCTCTAAACTTTGCTTTAGCACTTCCTGATCCAAATGAAGTAGTTTATTTCTTAGAAAATGACTACCTACACAAGCCCGAAGCAGATAAAATACTAGAGGATGGACTGGATTTAGGATTTGATTATACAACTGCATATGACCATCCAGACAAATATCTTAACCCAATAGAGGGTGGAAATCCATTTTGTAGTGGGAGGGCAGAGGATACTAGAGTATATTTAGGCGAACATTGCCATTGGAAATTGACAAACTCAACAACAATGACGTTTGCGGCAAAGTTAAAAACATTGAAAGAAGATGAGGAAATATTGCGTAAGTGGACTAAAACCACTCACCCATACGACTTTCAAATGTTTATGGAATTAAAACAAAAAGGTAGAAGATTAGCATCATCAATACCTGGATATTCAACACATGGTGAAACACAATGGTTAACACCATTAACAAACTGGAAACAAGAGTTATGAAACAATTAGCAGCATTTATTATCGAAGATAGATTCTTCGAAGATTTTGGTAAAACATGTAGTGATCATTTTAAGCACCTTCCTAAAGGTACTGATTTATATGTTTATACATCCGATGAGCACGTAGAAAAATATACGGAACAATTAAGTAAAAACAAACTAAAAGCAACATTTTTACCTTACAACAAAAATATTGAAACCCCAATATCGATTAAGTACATACCAGGATTAGAGCAGTTATTAAAAGATGAACGTATGAAATCTCTATTTAATATGTGTATGGTTATGACACAACCTGATTTCTGGAAAGACTATTTCGGTTATGAGCGCGTATTAATATTCCAACGCGACACAGCAGTATTGAGAGGTGGTATTGAAGGTTTCTTTGATTATGATTATGTAGGTGCACCATGTTATAATTTTGTTAAAGACCAAACAATACAAAATGGTGGTTTTAGCCTACGCAATCCACGAGTAATGGAATACATTTGTCGTATGTATGGATGGAATACAGATTTACAAGATATGATGGTAGTGGGTCAGTACTCATCAGCATCATTCTTTGCTGAAGATATATTCTTCTGTTTACGTATGATTAAATATAATGCTGGTAAATTAGCTCCACTAGACGTATCACAGCGCTTTAGCGTTGAATCTAGATTCGCTTTAGGAACGCTTGGTTACCACAGAATAGATACTTACCTTACAGAAGACGAACAAAAGCAAATTAAAGAACAGTATAAATAACGGTTTTTACAAATTTGATATATTTATATACAGTAAACAAAAAACAAAAAACATGACATTATTAGTAATCCTAATCATCGTTGCCGTAGTAGCAGTATTCGTTGCTATGAAAACTGGTAAAGTAAAAGATGCAAACAACAACAACATTCCTGACGCTATTGAAAAACCAATCGAAGAAGTTAAGGAAGTAGTTAAAGAAGTTATTGAGAAAGTAAAAGCTCCTAAAGCACCAAAGGCGCCACAAGCACCTAAAGCTCCAGTTGCTAAACCAGCTGCAAAAAAACCAGCATCAAAAACAAAAGCTAAAAAAGCAAAATAATATATGGAAAAGATCAGTTTAAAGCTATCTGAGTTTTATCAATTAGACGCTGAATTAAATGGCGTTGTAAACCAACAAACAGGTGAAAAATTATCTAATGGTTTGTTGAGTGAAAAAGTTAAATTAACAACTAAATATTGGTTATCTGATTTAGCTAAGAAAGTAGCTGTTGAAAAAGAAGCTGTTGAAAAAGTTAAAAATGAACTTATTCAAAAGCATGGTGAAGCAGATGCACAAGGCAACATCAGCATTCCGTTCTACGCTAACGAACAAGTTGACGAAGAAGGTAATGTAATTTCACGTGAAGTAAATCCTAAATTTGTTGAATTCCAAAACGAATTTAACTTATTATTAGAGGAAGAACGTGAATTAGAACATAAAGGTTTTAAACTTGAAGAATTAGAAAGCGTAGAATCAGATGACAACTACCCAGTATTCTTCAAATTGATTAAAGTTGATGAATAAAATTTCAGAAATATTTCAGGCGTGGGTAGCTGCGGCTAACCCCACGTCTGATCAACTTTCTATAGCTCAACATAGATCAAATATATGTGATGGTTGCGAACATAAAACTTATGTTAAAGCAATCAATTCATTTACATGTGGTAAATGTGGATGTCCATTAAGTAAAAAAGTATTTTCACCTAAAACTGGTAAAGAAGCTTGCCCATTAGCTAAATGGGAATTATAATAAAATCGTTATGGCAAAACTTACACAAGAAGAAATTCAACAAATTAAAGAATTACAGCAAAAATACGACCAAACCGTGTTTGAGTTAGGTTCACTTGAAGCACAAATTATAGTACTTAACGCTCAGATCGATAAATTGAACGAAGAAAAACGCAATTTAGTTTCAGATCTTAACACAGTTGGTAAGAAAGAATCGGAACTAGTCAAATCACTACAGGAAAAGTACGGTACTGGCAGCATTGATGTGGAGTCCGGAGAAATAACACCTGCTCAGTAATAGCTCTGCGGTTTATAGTTGTTTTTAGATATTTATTATTAGGTCAATCCTATTAAAATTTTCAAAAACAATTATAAAAAATGGCAGAACAAATTTTATCTCCTGGTGTATTCCAAAATGAATCTGACCAATCTTTAGTACAGCAAGGTATACAAGGCACCTCAACAGCCGTTGTTGGCCCTACAGTGTTAGGTCAACCGTATGTTCCAACCTATGTAACTTCTTACAGCGAGTATGCGTCTAAATTCGGAGAAACATTTAAGAGTGGTAGCTATTACTACGAGTATTTCACGTCAATGGCTGCAAGAGATTTCTTCCAAAACGGCGGTCAAACATTACTAGTAACTAGAATCATAAGTGATAGTGGTAGTACTTCAGTAAGTACTTACGCTTCAGCTAGTGTAAATGCCTTTGGATACCTTCCAAATACTCCACTTACATCTTCATTCCAACTTGAAACATTAGCTTGGGGTGATGAAATGAATAACACTTCTAGCTTAGCTGGTGGTGCTTTAGCAAGTGGTAGTGCAAAGAACGTTCGTTGGGAAGTAACGCAAGTAGCTCCAACTTTAGGTACATTTACTCTATCAATTCGTCAAGGTGACGACAACACAACACAACCTAACTACATTGAAACATGGCCTAACTTATCATTAGACCCAGCATTACCTAACTTTATCTCTCGTGTAATTGGTGATATTAAACCAGTTTACAGAGTAGACGTTGATGGTAGCCCGTATATTGATTATACTGGTTCTTATGCTAATGCTTCTCAGTTTGTTCGTATTAAATCAGTTGCAACTCCACAAATCGATTCTATCGATAACAGCGGTGCTTATAAAGCTACTCAATACAGTGGTAGTTTACCAGCAACTGGTAGTGGTTCATTCGGTGGTTCATTTGCAGGTGGCTTAGTAGCTACAACTACTGAACAATTAATGAACGAAAACATTACAGCAACTAATATTCAAGGTTTCTCTGGTGCTAACTACACAGCTGCTTTCAACTTATTAGCAAATAAAGATGATTACAGATTCAATGTGTTATTAGCTCCTGGTATTAGCTTTGATACTATAGGAAATGCATTATCAACTATGATTTCAACAGCTGAAGGTCGTGGTGATGCAATTGCACTTGTAGATACTAAGAAATACGGTGCTGTTGTTTCTACAGCTGCTACAGCGGCTGCTGGACAAAACAGCAACTACGCAGCTACTTACTGGCCTTGGGTTCAGTTATTTAGCTCTGGTTTAGGTAAAACCGTTTGGGCTCCTCCAACAACTGTAATGGGTGGTGTTTTAGCATTCAACGACCAAGTTGGTGCTGAATGGTTCGCTCCAGCAGGTTTAAATCGTGGTGGTGTTCCTTCAGTATTAAGAGCTGAAAGAAAATTAACTCAAAACGATCGCGATACATTATACAATGCAAATGTTAACCCATTAGCTACATTCCCTGGAAATGGTGTTGTAGTATTTGGTCAGAAAACATTACAAAAGAAATCAACAGCACTTGACCGTGTAAACGTTCGTAGATTGTTGATTGCATTGAAAGACTTCATTGGTCAAGTAGGTAATAACTTAGTATTTGAACAAAATACTGCAGTTACTCGTAACCGTTTCTTAAGCCAAGTTAACCCTTATTTAGATTCAGTAGTACAAAGACAAGGTTTGTATGCTTACAAAGTTGTAATGGATGAATCAAACAACACACCTGATGTAATCGACAGAAACCAATTAGTAGGTCAGATTTATATCCAACCAACTAAGACAGCTGAATTTATTATATTAAACTTCAACGTATTACCTACTGGCGCTACATTCCCTGCATAGGGGATGTAGTTGCTTAATATTTATTAATAGCAATTAAACAATAACATAAAATGGCTGTATTATCACCAAATGAAATAATGTTCACCGCGTTTGAACCTAAAGTTCAGAATCGTTTTATCATGTACATCGATGGTATTCCTGCGTACTTGATTAAATCAGCTGCTGCTCCTGGATTCGAAGCTGGTGAAATTGTTTTAGATCATATAAACGTTTATCGTAAAGTTAAAGGTAAGGTACGTTGGAGTGACATGACTTTAGGCTTATACGATCCTGTAACACCAAGTGGTGCTCAAGCTGTAATGGAATGGGCTCGTTTGGCACACGAATCAGTAACTGGCCGTGATGGTTACTCTGATTTTTACAAGAAAGATTTAACTTTAGATATTCTAGGTCCTGTAGGCGATATCGTAGGTGAGTGGATTATTAAAGGTGCTTATTGCAAAACAGCAACCTTTGGTGAATACGATTGGGCTAACGAAGCTGCAATCAACTTATCAGTAACAATCGCTATGGATTACTGCGTATTGAACTTCTAATTATATTTCAATATCTTTTTAGATAAGGCGTCTGCTTTGGCAGATGCCTTTCTTTTTCGTATATTTATATATATAAAACAAATAAAAGTTTATGGCTGAATTAAAAATTCCAACAGAAATCGTTTCGTTACCTTCAAAAGGTTTATTGTATCCTGAAACATCCCCATTATCTAAAGGACAAGTAGAAATGAAGTATATGACAGCTAAGGAAGAAGATATCCTTACTAATACTAACTTCATTCGTCAAGGTACTGTTATTGACAAACTATTACAAGCACTAATTGTAACACCAATCGACTACAATGAACTGTTAATTGGTGATAAAAACGCAATATTAGTTGCTGCTCGTGTGTTAGGTTATGGTAAAGATTATTCTTTTACCTATAATGGTAAAGAAGTATCGGTTGACTTATCAACACTAGAAGATAAAGTAATTGATGAATCACTATACACTCGTGGCTCAAATGAATTTAACTTTACATTACCACACTCAGGTAATAATATTACATTCAAACTATTAACACATGGTGATGAACAAAAGATTGAAGCTGAAATTAAAGGTTTACAAAAAGTAAATCCAAACCAATCTACAGATGTTACTACACGTTTAAAACACATGATCACTTCAGTTGAAGGTAAACGTGAAGCTAAAGACGTTCGTGAGTTTGTTGATAATTACTTAATTGCTAAAGACGCAAGATCATTACGTGAGCATTACAGTAAAATCCAACCTGACATCAATTTAGTTTATAAGCCAGAAGATGATAGTTATGTAGGGGAGGGCATAGCTATACCGATTTCTCTTAACTTTTTTTGGCCTGACTCCGGACTATAGATTATTACTATTTAACCAAATTCATGAAATCGTATTTCACGGAAATGGTGGTTATGATTGGGATACTGTTTATAATATGCCAATATGGTTACGTTTATTTACGTTCAATAAAATGAAAGAACATTACGATAAACAAGCCGAAGAGCAAGAAAAAGCCAATAATCTACTTAAAAATAAACAAAACAAGGAAATAGCAAAACCAAACATTGCTCAACCAACATACAAAGTAAAGGCGCCTAAAAAATAGGCGCTTTTAATATTTATACGGCGCAATAATTAAAATATGCCAACACCAGAAGAACAATTAAAAAACGTCGGACAAATCCAGCAAGCTTTAGAAGATGGATTTAGAAGCTTAACTCTCAGCATCCAAAACGTTGCTGAAGAGATAGGAGAAGCAACTGATAATCTTGTCACTTTTAATACTATAGCAAAAGATATAACAAGAACAGTAAGATCAATAAGTAAGGCGAACGAAGATTTAATTAGTAATCAAGTAAAATTAAATAAAGGTCAATTAGAATCGAAAAAAATTCAACAACAAATTGACCAAATAGAAGTTAAAAGGTCAATTTCTCAAAAAAGACTTAATTCTCTTCAAACGGAATTAAATGATGCTTTAGCATCATCAAGAATAACAACTGCTGAAGTAGCAGAAAAACAAGCAATAATAGCTAATTTAACAGCAGAAATAGCTCGATCTACTCAAGAAGTTACAAATGAATATGAAAAACAACTAAAAGAAGCAGAAAAAATAGAAGGAGTAATGGGTAATTTAGGCAGTATTGTAAAAGGCCTAAATAAAATTCCTATACTAGGTAATCTTATCAATAGTGAAAAGGTTTTAGAAAAAATGCAGGAAACTGCTGCTAAAACAAAAAATACCTTTGCCGTAATGGCTACTGGTATACTTGAAGTAGGAAAAAGTATTGCTAAAGGTTTAGTTGATCCTTTAACTGTAGCTACTTTTCTTATAAATAATCTTTTAAAAGCTAATAAACAAAATGTAGAATTAGGTAAAGAATTAGGAAAAGATTCTTATGCTTATAGAGAAAATTTAGCAGCAGCTGCTCGATCTAGTAGTAACTTAAATGTTACAACTTCTAATTTAGTAGAAGCTTATAGTCAGATATCTCAAACAACTGGATTCGCTTATGAATTTACAGCTGACCAACTTGAAACACAAATTAAATTAACTAAACAAGTTGGACTACAAGCAGAGGAAGGTGCTCAAATACAACGTCTTGCTGTATTAACCGGAAAAACATCTGAACAAACATATCAATCATTTATTAAAGGATTAGTAGCAACAAGAAATCAACTTAAAGTTGGTATTAATCTTAAAGCTACATTAGCTGAAGCTACAAAAGTATCAGGTCAGTTAGCTGCTAATTTAGGATATAACCCAGAAAGGATAGCTAAAGCAGTTGTTGCTACTAAGGCATTTGGTATGACCTTAGATCAAGTAGCTAAATCTGGAGAAGCTTTATTAAATTTTGAATCATCAATTGAAAGTGAATTAAAAGCTGAATTAATAACAGGTAAACAGATTAATTTAGAAAGAGCAAGAGCAGCAGCTTTAGTAGGAGATCAAGTAGCATTAGCAGAAGAATTAGCAGCAAATGTAGGAAACTCAGCTGAATTTGCTGAAATGAATGTTATACAACAGAAATCTTTAGCAGAAGCTGTTGGTATGACAACTGATGAGTTAGCTGAAACTTTAAGAAAAAGAGAAGAAGCTATAAGACAAGGAAAATCATTAGCTCAAATAACTGAAGAAGAAGCTACAGCAGCCCTTGAAAGACAAACAATACAAGATAAATTTAATGCTACTATATTAAAATTACAAGATATAATTGTCAACTTAGCAGCAGGTCCTTTAGGAGATTTAGTTTCAGGTTTTGCAAGTTTATTAGATAATGCTCTTGTTTTATATCCAATAGTAGGAGCTATAGGAGGAATATTAGTTGGGAAAATGGTAACAGGTATTTTCTCATTTGGAAAAGGATTAATAGCTGCTATCCCAAAAATGGCATCCTTACTAGGTTTATCTTCAGCTAACGCTGTAGCTAATATAACCGCTGCCGAAGCAGTCTCACTTGGCTTTGCTACTGTAGGTATAATAGCAGGAATAGTAGCTGCTGTTTCAGCCATGAATAGTGCTACTAGTGAAGCAGCAGCTAATACTCAACAAGTAAAAGACGGTATAGCACCTTCAAGTAAAGGTCCATTTACTATTACCGATGCTTTTGGAGCCACAGCAATCACCGCTAATGGTGATAGCTTAGCAGTATCTCCTAATGTTACCAATGGTGGAGATAGTGGATTAATGACCGCAATCAACGAATTAAGAAACGCAGTAAACGCGTTAGCTACTAAACCTACACCAGCAATGGCAATACAAGTAGGCGCAGAAAAATTAGGTGAAATCGTTGGAAGACAATCAGAAACTGGTACTAACCAATACAAAAACGCATATAGACTAGCATAACAATCAAATATTTATACGAAACATTAAATAAAATAAACCATGGGATTATTAGAAAAATTATCTACTGACGGCACATTAAGTTTGAGAGGTGGACAACCTGCAAACTTTGGTGTTAACCCAGTGCCACCAAACTCTTTACACAACCTATACTCAGTTGATGGTAACCCTGATGTAACTTGGAGATTAATTAATAGAAATCTTCCAATGAAACCTCAACCATCAAACATGGATGAATTGGATCCAATTGCTCCAAATTTATCACCAGTTGGAGTAGTATCACAAGTGTATAAGTCTAAAACAGGCCGCAGATACAGAGATTTAGGACCTATAGACGGACGTTATTAATATTATTGAATGCCGTTAATTGACCTACAAACCGATTTAAAATCACTTAAATACGGGCAAGACAGGCCTGGAGGGGGATTTAGTGGTCAACCTTTCATAGTAACAAATCCAAACGGTGCTACTAATCTTAGTGTTGGTCCTAACAGTATTTTGCGTTTAGTAGGAATAAATAATATTCCTGCTATACCGAATATATCTTCTCAACTTAATAGAAGCAGAATAGGCCAATTTGTTAATCAAGTACTTTACGATGATACTTTTATTAGAGGAGGTGCTGCTGGATCTATTCAAACATCACTAAACGATTTATTTCGTATTGGTGCTTTTATGACCTCACTTCCTAGAGGTCCTTTGTTTATTGCAAAGCAAGTTGGATTACAATTATCTAACCCTAGATTAGAAGTACCCAAAAACATATTTAACATTGCTTCAGGAGCACCTGGTAACGTATTGTCTGTAGGAACAAATGGTTTATTACAGCCAACCCGTTTATACAATTTAGGTATTAATACATTAGCTCAAGTCCCTGCAAATGCATTTGGCATCCACTTTAATAGACATGGTTTATTACCTGTACAATCAGATGCTAGCAAATATGAAGCTGTAGTTACAGCTAATAACGACATAAACGGATCTTCTAAAGCTAATAGATTAGTAGGATTAACTACTAAATTTAAATTAGGTGATAGAACACTTAATCAAACTACTAATAGAAGAGTATTAAACACTATAAGCCAAGCTATTACTACATTTACAGGAATACCAATAAACATCAAACCACAGGATTTAATTATTGATGATTATGCTGCTGGTCCTAATTCTGTTTATGGTATTGGTCGTACTACTATTAACAGATATAGTAATACTGAAGACGGATATAACATAGGCTTATTAACAAGATTTAGCAGCCAGTATGCTGGTAAAACAAGAGATCAAAGTGGTATTCCTCAAGCAGTAAATCTTTCTGAAAGAAGAGGAGTAGGAAGTAATGCAATATCAAATTATTCTACTGATATTTCTTCATTAAATGGTTATTTATTTAATGAAAGAGACGCTAATGGCAATATAACAAATTTAAGTGATGCAAATGATATCTCTTTAGTAAGTATATCTGATGCCTTTGATAATAACTCAATAAATTTAGCCGCAAACCCAATATTAAAAACATATCAGACTTTAAAAGGCCAAATTGATAAAACAACAAACATATCACAAGAAATTCCATTTGTTTCTGGTGGTTATTCTACTTCTACATATAAAGCAACTATATCAACAAAATCTAATATAATACAAAAATCAAATGGATTTAAATACTATGGTAATGCTAAACTAACTGATAGTGGTAGTAGAAAAGAATATGATAATACTAATTTATTCTCTAGAGAAGATGCTGGAATAATGAGTGTATTATTTAGAGCAGTAAACCCATTTGGGCAACCAGAATATGATCCCAAAATAAACATGAATACCAACGAACAAAGATGGATATTCTCAGCATACATGAATAACTATAAAGATGATTTTAATGCTACTTGGAATGAAGTAAATTATGTTGGACGATCAGAAAGTTTTTACATTTACAATAAATTTAAACGTAGTGTGTCTTTTAGTTTAAAAATTCCTTGCTTTAATAAAACACAATTGTTTGAAAAACACAGAGCATTAGGCCAATTAGCTTCAGTAACTGCTGGTAGTTATAGAGATGGATTATTATTAAGTGGTGTTCTACTTAAAGTAAATGTGGGTAATTACTTAAAAGGTGAATATGCTGTATTAAATAGCTTAAATTACAGCATACCAGATGAAGCTTCATGGGATATATCAGATGATGCTTTATTATCAATGTATCTTGATGTTAGTATTAATTTAACTATAGTACATAAAGCATTACCTCAATACCAACAAGCAAATGGAACATCTGGATTCTTTGGTTACCTACCAGATCCAGTCAATTCAACAGATAGAACAAAAGGATTTATCACATCAGATGATATAGTAAATAAGTTTCAAAAAGATCAATAATGAATCGCTACGAAAACGCAGTCATATTAAAAACTCCAAATACGAATCGTCCGTATTATAAAGGTAGATATTATCCTAATATTCCTTTATCTGATACTGATGTGTATGTTATTACAACTGTAGGAGATAGACTTGATTCCCTGGCTTTTTCTTATTATCGTGATGCTACCTTATGGTGGATAATATCTGTAGCAAACAACAATATTACCAGAGGTGCTTTATATCCAGCCCCTGGTACTCAATTAAGAATACCAACTGATATAAGTAATATTTTAGAACTATATAATCGCTTTAATCAAGCCAGATAATGTTATGTCAATATTTAGAAATACTTTCCAACAAGATATTAGGGCGCAATTAGAAAAACGCCAGGAGGCGATGGTAACACGTACTCCTAAAGTTATTCAATACTTGAATTCTCGTAATTCATGGATTAGATTATCTTCTAGTGTTAATGTTGGTGGTAGTGCTAATTTAGCCAAAAATAACGTTTTATTAGGTGGTGCTTTAGATTATCAAGTAGTAAACGGAAAAGATGTTTATGCTTTAAGACAAGGTGTTGGCCAAGGCAATGAAGCTTATTCAAATTTCACTCCATCAGGCCCACCACATAGATTAGGTACTAGACCAATGCCTGGTATTACTAACATGGATATTAAATCTAAATCAGCATATGGTTCACTAAGAGAAGCAACAATCAATTTCATTTGTTGGGATATTAGACAATTAGAAGATTTAGAATTATTATATATGCGTCCTGGCTACACAGTACTTGTAGAATGGGGATGGTTACCTTATTTAGATAATAAAAGTAATTTGATAACAACATTACCTAACTTTTATGATATTTTAAATAAAGGGGTAACAAATAGAACAACTATATTTAAAGAATTATACGATAAAAGTACTAATTCAGGAGGTAACTACGATGCTATGTTTGGATACGTTAAAAACTACCAATGGTCAGCTCGTGAAGATGGAGGATACGATTGTCAAACAACAATTATATCAACAGGTGAAATTATTGAATCATTAAAGGTAAATTTTGTATTGCCTGACTTAACTAGGCTTAATAGTTCTACTCCTAACGGTATTGGATTTCTAGATGCTGAATTTTCAGATCAGGGTAATATTCCTCCAAAGGATTGGAAAAAATATTATGAAAAAAATACATTAGCTGGAACATGGGCTGAAGCTTATAATAAATTATTAGATACTAAAGTATATAGAACTAACAATGGACCTTCAACACCAGGAACAGTATTATCTGCTAATTCAGTCTTTAAAGATAAATATTATATTACTATTTTACCTGGCCTTAAATCAATAAATTCAAATAACCAAGATAGCTTATCAGGAAATAGTGTTACTCAAGTATACATTACTTTAGAGGCGGCATTTGATGTTATAAACAAATATATTTTACCTAAAGATAGTCAAAAACATCCATTAATGGAACTTTCTTTAGATACTGAAGGATATTCAACAGGTGTTTCTGAATCATTATTATGTGTAGCACACCCAACCCAAGTATCAGTAGACCCATCAGTATGTTTAATTAAAAGTCCTTTATGGTATGATAGTGGAGGTATATTATATGCAGTAAGTGGAGCTGCAGCAACAAACCCACAGCTAAAAGCTGATGCTATTAAAAAAGCAGCAGATGATTATATATCTTTATATGATGCTACAAAAGTAAGCGCTAACCAAACTAATTATCTTGCATTTGAAGCAGCAATTAAAGCAATAACTAATATTACTGAATATCAACAGATTAATAATGTGTTAGGAGCAAGAAATATTCGTTTTTATCTTTCAAATCTACGCCCTTCGGGAGGGGTATTAGGTTTACAAAATGGTATTTATACTGCTACCTTTGATCACTTAGAAAAGGTTATAGGATTACAAATAACAAAAAATGTTACTTTTGGTAGTGGTACATTAGATAAGGCAGATGTTATCGTCCCTGCAGGTACTCCACCACCACCAAGCCCAACCACATCATTATCTATCTCTTCTATATCAAAAGCAATAACTAACCTAGAATTACTTAAAAATATAACTCAACCTTATTTCTTAGATAAGGGATATGGATATGATGAATTAGGAGTTATAAAAAATATTTATATTAATTTAGATTTTCTTTATAAACAATCTCTTGATTCTAACCTTGAATCATCAGATAATAAGGAAAAAAATGAAATTAGCTTATACAAATACTTAAAAAGTATAATGTCTGCTGTACAAACAGCTATAGGTAATGTTAGCAATTTTGAAATACATGTAGACCCAATAGATAATAAAGCTAGAGTAATAGATGTTAACTATACTGGAGCTAAAAGTGCAGCTAATTTATTTAAACTACAAGTACATAACCTAAATTCAGTTGTTAGAAAGTATTCATTACAATCACAAATATTTCCTGAACAGTCAGCTATTATAGCTATTGGTTCACAAGCAAAAGGTGGTCAATTAGGTATGCAAAACAATACTATGATTGACTTTAATAAAAGTATAACTGATAGAATTATACTGGAAAAAGCATTTCCTGATGGAAAGAACATTAATGACCCAATTGATGGATTAACCAACATTGCAAGTAATTTAGGAAGTATAATTGATTTATTTGGGAGTTTATCTGTACCCAATGCAAAATCATCTACATTATCATCAAAACCAAACCCTCAATCAGTAACTTCTACATCAGGAACTGATTTAAATACATTATTTGCTAGCTCAAAAAATAATTTAAGAGATTTAATAGTATATTTCCAATCAATAACTAATTCACCGGGTGCTAATAGAAATATTATTCCTATTAAATTTTCATTTGAAATGGATGGAATTGGTGGTTTAGTAATAGGTCATTTATTTGAAATAAACGATGATATATTACCTAGTGGGTATAAAGGAATAGGCACTGGTTCTAAATTAGCACAAACAGTAACTGGTATTGGGCATAGTATTGGAAGTGGAGATTGGACTACTAAGATAGATGCTCTAAATATTATTCTAGGAAGCAAATCAGGTCCATCTTTTGAATCTTTAAATTTACAAGCATTAGTAGAGCAATCATTTAGAAGTGCTTTTGATCCTACAACTATAATTTCAGCTCGCCCAACAGTAGCTAGCAAAATAGCATCATTTGGTAGTGTATCTACATTTGTACCTTTAGGGGCAAGACCATTATTAGATCTTATTGCATACACTGAAGGAACAGCAGGTGTAAGCCAAAATGGATATGACATTATAGTAGGATATAGAAAAATAGATGAATGGAATCCAAATTATACAGGCAACCATCCTGACAGATTTATTCCAGGTTTATCTACAGCAGCTGGTAGATATCAGTTTGTAGTGGGTACTTGGAATGGATTAGGATTTGGGGCTTTTAATCAAGAAAATCAAGATAGAGGAGGATGGAAATTAATTACAAATACAGGTTTTACTGCTCGAGATGCTACAGATGTTTTTACTATAGCTAAATCTCAAATACAAAACAACCAAATAAACATCACAGCTAATCCTAAATTTTTAACATTCTTGGATAAAACATATCAAATATGGGCTAGTTTACCTAATAGTAAAGGACAATATGTTGATTCTGAGCAAGGAGGAGCTTTTACAAAGGAAGAAGTTTATGGTATATTCATTGAAGCAATAAAGAAATATTAAGATGAGAGTACCAAAAAATAAAATAAAAACAGGCAAGTATACCTCAGGTGGTGAATTTGTTGAATTATTAACAAACCAACCATACCAAGGATATTACTATGAAATAAATAATAAATTTTATATTGGTAAAGAATTTAATACTAATGCAGCTGAATTGATACGAGTACAACAACAAAATCAATTATATAATCAGTCTCGAAGTACAGCATTATTTTCATTTATATCAGGAATTGCATCACAAGCATTAACTTCTCCTCGTGTAGCAGGAATACCAGCCCAAACTGAAGCAACAATAAGATATTTCTCTCAACAAACCAATGTGAATCCAATTACAATAAAAGAGATAAGTAAAGAAACTTACGATTCACTACAAGGAAATTCTTTATATAGAACTACATTTATAGGACCCAACCAAACAGAAGACCAAGCTGAAAGAGAAATGCCTGGTTTAAAGGCTTTTTTGTCAGTCTAGATTTTTAGTCTTATATTTCATTCAAATAAAAAGGTTATGTTTTACATTATTGAACGTTCAGACCAGCTAGAAAAGCTGGGTAGTTTTGGGGACTGTTTCGTCAGTTTCATCCCCAAAAACAACAAATACCATCCTGCATTAACTGATTTAAGTTTAGTTTACGTTAGGGATCTTATCAGAACTAAAGGATTTATGCTGTGTATTAATCACAGTGAGTCATTTGGTTTAAGTAAAGAAAAAGTTGAATGGTGGTTAGTTAATAACACACAAAAGATGTGGGTGCTAGATAAGAAAGAAGCACTATATTATTTCAATAAACCACATAAACTATTTGATGTAAATTTCATTCAGCACACACATAAAGTACCAACTAATTGTAGTGAATTTTACAACAGCAAACATTATGCTTTACCTAATGTTAATTGCTTAATACCAATCAGCAAACATTATGAAGAGTGGGAAAATACATTTAGCGAGGTATTACCACTGATTCAATCATTCACACCAACTATCCAATTTGATTTTAACAATAATCATACATCTAATGTATTCTATCAGCTCGAATCAAACGGTATAAAGCTCAATAAAAATTGTTTCATCGATTATTACCAAAGCAAGATACCCCACCCAGAATTCAATTTATCTCGCGGAAAAATATACACTCAATACAATCTATATACAACAACATCGCGTCCATCTAACACATTTAACAGCATTAATTTTGCAGCACTAAACAAAGATGATGGCGAACGTATGTGTTATCAACCTGAAAATGATATGTTTATTGAAATGGACTTTCAGGGTTATCATCCACGACTAATTGGTGAATTAATTGGTTTTAATTTTCCTAAAGATAAAAACACATATGATGTATTAGGTGAACTATTAGGCGTAGATAAACAAGCAGCTAAAGAATTAACATTCAAACAGTTATATGGTGGTGTATGGAGTGAATATCAATCCAAACCATTCTTTAAGGATGTAAATATGTTTGTAGATGATATGTGGGATACGTACCAATTTGGAGGAAGATATGAAACTGAAAATAGAACATTCGTATCTGATGCTGACATTAATAGAAATAAACTATTCAATTACATCGTTCAGAGCAAAGAAACATCAACTAATGTTATGTTATTAGAAAAAGTACTTGATTATTTAAAAGATAAAAAAACAAAAATCGTATTATACACCTATGACGCGTTTCTATTTGATTATAGCAAAGAAGATGGCGACATATTGCAAGATATAACAGAAATACTTGAATATCCTGTAACTATCAAACAAGGTAATACATATCACGGTTTAACTAAAATATAAATATTTATGATAGATAATATATACTTCGATTTGAACAAATTATTTTGCACATTTACTAAGCTTGAAGACCTAGAGAACATTGTTTCTACTATTAATCGTCGTCACGCAATCTTATACAATAAGATATTCATTCTTGAATCGCCTCAGAGCGATGAATTGATGTGCACATACAACATCGACACAGCTAATTCAGCTGATACACCACTACCAAACACAATATTATTACACCGCAAAAAGGAATCAAATACCTTATACACAATCAATGCTCTTAATACATTAATTAAATCATTGAATAACGGTGTGTTAGATACAAAGTATATCGTTAATTGGCACGACTATAAAAATAGTATATTGCTAACCAACGGTCCTGATTTACGCAAATTAGACACGGCAATCTATAAGATTATAGATTTGTCTGCTCACTAGTTTGGTAGTCTAAATAAGCGTTCGTACATTCAAGTTATAAAATAAAACAGTTATGGATTTAAATCTAGCAAAGCAGAAGCTTGCCGCTGCTCAGAACAAAGGCGGCCAACAACGTGAGAAAATCGATTACACAAAGATTTTCTTTAAACCAAAACCAGGTAAATATGTAGTTCGTATTCTACCTAACAAGTACGATAAGGCATGGCCTATTCGTGAAGTACAATTCCACTATGGTTTCTCTAAAGGACCAATTTTAGCATTATCAAACTGGGGTGAAGCTGATCCAATTGCGGATTTCGCTAAAACACTTCGTAAATCATCTGACAAAGAAGATTGGCAATTAGCTAAAAAAATCGAACCAAAATCTCGTTATTTCGCTGCAGTAATTGTACGTGGTGAAGAACATTTAGGTGCTCGTTTGTGGGAGTTCGGTAAATTAACAAATGATCAATTAGTAGGAATTGCTGCTGATGAAGATTATGGTGATTTTACAGACATTACTGATGGTAGAGATTTTACTATTGATGCAACTGAAGATATCATTGCAGGTAGAAAAGGTATTAAATGTAACATTCGTGTTAAACCTAAAACTACACCAATTTCAGAAGATGCTGCTTTAGTAGAAAAGTTACTTAACGAACAACCTGATATCTTGGGTATTAATCGTAGATACACTTACGATCAGTTAAAAGATGTGTTAACTAAATGGTTAAATCCTGAAGAGGAAGCAGCCGCTACCGAAGCTCCAATCGCATCTAAAGATGAAGATGAGGAAGATGATTTCTTAACAGAAATGAACAAACCAGTAGCACCAGCTTACTCTCTAGAAGTACCTGCAGCTAAAACTAGCAACGCAGATAAATTTGATAACCTATTTAACGACTAATCATGGCAAAAAGTAAAGACAGCTTAACGACTGTAGTATCAGAATCGTTAAAAAAATCATTTAACATTGATGCGTTTAAGAAATCTAAATTCTTAGATCAATCAGTTAAATTTAAACCACAAAGATGGATTAAACTGTCTGAAGCTTTCCAAGATGTCATTTCATTACCTGGTATTCCGATGGGCCACATCTCCTTATTACGTGGTCACTCGGATACTGGTAAAACAACAGCAATGTTAGAGGCAGCAGTAGCAGCCCAAAAAATGGGTATTCTACCTGTCTTTATCATTACTGAGATGAAGTGGAACTGGGAACACGCTCAACAAATGGGATTCGAAATGGAACCTGTAGTTGACACTGAAACAGGTGAAGTGATTGATTATAAAGGATTCTTCGTTTATGTAGATAGAGGATCACTTAATACAATTGAAGACGTAGCAGCATTTATAGCTGATATGTTAAGCGAACAAGCAGCAGGTAAATTACCATTTGACTTATGTTTCTTCTGGGATTCTGTAGGATCTATTCCTTGTAGATTATCAGTTGAATCTAATAAGAACAACAATGAGTGGAACGCTGGAGCTATGTCTCAACAGTTTGGTAACTTTATCAATCAGAAAATTGTATTATCACGTAAAGAAAACCAACCGTATACTAATACGATGGTATGTGTTAATAAGGTGTGGGTTGCAAAACCAAATTCACCAATGGAACAGCCTAAAATGAAAAATAAAGGCGGTGATACAATGTTCTTTGATTCCTCACTTGTAGTAACATTTGGTAATATTTCAAACAGTGGTACTAGTAAGATTAAAGCAACTAAAGACGGTAAAGACGTTGAATTTGCTAAACGTACTAAAATATCAGTTGATAAAAACCACGTTACAGGTGTTCAAACAAAAGGTACTGTTACAATGACAGTTCACGGTTTCATTGCTGACGATAAGAAAGCAATTGACCTATATAAGAAAGAACATTCTAAAGATTGGTTACAAATTCTAGGTTCAGCTGACTTTGACGTTGTTGAAGAAGATGAAATGGAAGAAAATTTTAAAGAAGTAAATTTAGTAGATGTCGAAGAGTAAATATGAACAATTACTCACTAACGTACAACCAGACATCAGAAAAGAACTAAGCTCAATTTTAATCATAGACGGCCTCAATACATTCTTGAGGTCGTTTACTATGATTAATCATATAAACCCAGATGGACATCACATCGGCGGACTCACTGGCTTTTTAAAGTCAATAGGTTATGCTATCAGAATGGCTGATCCAACTAAAGTAGTTATTGTATTTGATGGTGTAGGTGGTTCAAACGCTAGGAGAAATCTGTTCCCAGCATATAAAGCAAATCGTAATGTTAATCGCATGACGAATTATTCCATTTTTCAGTCTAAAGCTGAAGAACAGGAAAGTATTAACAATCAAATGGAACGCTTAATCCAATACCTTAAGTGTTTACCTGTTACTGTTATCAGCATTGATGGATTAGAGGCAGATGATATTATTGGTTATTTAGCTAATAAATTTCAGGCGCATGATGAAACGCAAAACGTAACTATTATGTCTGCTGATAAGGACTTCCTACAACTAGTATCAGATAAAGTAAACTGCTATTCTCCTACTAAGAAGAAAGTATACACACCAAAAGACGTACTGGAAGAATATGGCGTTACAAGTCAAAACTTCCTTAACTACAAGGTGTTGATGGGAGATTCAAGTGATAATATACCTGGTGTTACTGGTTTAGGACCTAAAAAACTATTCAAACTATTTCCAGAATTAGCAACGGATGCTCAGCTAACAGTAGAAGGTATCATTACTAAAGCAGCAGAAAATATCAACGAAAATAAATTATATTTGTCTGTTGTAGAAAGACGCCACCAATTATTTATTAATCATCAATTGATGTCTTTGAATGGTAGTTTCTTATCACCAGAAAATAAACAACTAGTTAAAGAAGCATTTACCAATTCTTATGAATTAAATATACCGATATTCCTTCAATTGTATCATAATGATAGATTAGGTGAATCTATTCCCAATGTACAATCGTGGTTATCACAATTATTTGGTTATCCAAATTCCTTTAAATAAATTTAGACAAACAAATAAGTTATGGAACAACAAACAGGAGAACTAACCGTAATGCAAAGGTTAAGATTAGAAATACAAAATTATTGCGGAGATCAAATTTTTAAAGACATATATCAAGATTTATTTGATAAAGCAATACAGGATGATATTGAACAAATAAAAGATGTTTATGATAGAGGTAAAGAAAATGCACCCTTAAACTTATCACTATTTTTTGAAGTCCCTGATAATAAATAAAAATTAAACAAGTTACGAATGACAACTCTCCAAAAATTAAATCAGTACGGACCCGTATTCCAAGTAAAAGTATTAGGAGCTTTATTAACACAAAGACAATTCCTAATTAACATTATAGATTCACTCGATTCAGAATACTTTGAATCATCAGCACACAAGTGGGTTATTGAGTATATTCAAAAATACTTTAGTGAATATCACACAACACCAACTGTAGAAACATTATCTATTGAAGTAAAGAAGATTGAAAATGAAGTACTAAGAATATCAATTGCTGAGGCGCTAAGAGAAGCATATAAAATGTCTGATCAAAGTGATCTAGAATGGGTTGAAAATGAATTTAGTACATTCTGTCGTAACCAGCAAGTTAAGAAAGCAATTTTAGGTTCGGTTCAGTTACTTGAAATGAATGATTTTGAAAGTATCTTACAGCTAATCAGTAAAGCAGTTAATGCAGGTGAAGATAAAACAATAGGATTGGATTATAACTTAGATATCGAAGCTAGATACCGTGAAGATGATAGAAACTGTATTCCATTCCCTTGGCCTGTATTTAATGAAATAACACAAGGTGGTTATGGTAAAGGTGATTTAGTATTAGTATTCGGCAATCCTGGAGGTGGTAAGTCATGGGCTATTACAGCAATGGGAGCTTATGCCGCAGCATTAGGGTATAATGTAGTACACTATTCACTTGAATTAGGTGAAGGTTATGTTGGTAAAAGATACGATGCTATTTTCTCTGGTATTGATGTTGATAAACTACATTTACACCGTAAAGAAGTAGATGAAATTGTAGGTAAAGTAAAAGGTAAGGTTATTATCAAAGAATACCCACCTAAGAGAGCATCATTCGATGTAATTGAAGCACACTTACAACAATTAGAACATCAAAATGACTTTAAACCAGATTTAATCATTATTGACTATCTAGATTACATGCGTACACGTTCTAGAAAAGAACGTAAAGAAGAAATTGATGATGTTTATGTTGCTGCTAAAGCATTCGCTAAAGAAAAAGGTATACCTGTAGTATCACCATCACAAGCAAATAGAGGCGCTGCTAAATCAGATATCATTGAAGGTGATAACGCAGCTGGTTCATATGAAAAAATTATGATTGGTGATATTATATTATCATTAGCTCGTAAACGTAAAGATAAAATTGAAGGAACTGGCAACTGGCATATTATGAAAAATCGTTATGGTGCTGATGGTATGACATTTAGATCTAGAATTAATACATCAAATGGATATATTGATATAGATCAAAGCCCAGTTGATGACGATGATATTGAAACTGGTTCCCAAAATAAAGCTGTGAACGATTTTTCAAGTGTGGGTGCAGAAGAAAGGCAACTTCTCCAACAAAAGTTTTTCAAACTTGATTCTTAGACAAGGTATATACTATATTTATAACTACAACAACAAAAATTATGATAAAGGTTAAACGATTCACGGCTACATGGTGTGGCCCATGTAAAGTTCTTGCTCCTGTATTCGAACAAATACAAGCAAGTTTTCCAGATGTTACATTCGAAACAATAGATGTTGACGAAAATAGAGAAGCGGCACAAGAAAATTTTGTAACCTCAATTCCTACCGTTATATTTGAGAAAGACGGAGTAGCAAAACAACGTTTTACTGGTGCTCAACCAAAATCTATATACATAGATACTATTAACTCACTAAAATAAAAATTAAAAGAAAATGGATGTAACGCAAGAAATTCTTAGCGAAATTACAACGTACATGAAGTACGCTAAGTATGTGCCTGAATTGAAAAGAAGAGAAACATGGGAAGAACTAGTTACGAGAAACAAAGAAATGCATCAAACTAAATTTCCACAACTAAAAAATGAAATCGAAGAAGCTTATAGATTGGTCTATGCTAAGAAAGTATTACCATCAATGCGTAGCTTACAGTTCGCGGGTAAGCCCATTGAACTTAATAATGCTCGTATATTTAATTGCAGTTTTCTGCCTATTGATGATTGGCGCTCGTTCAGCGAAATAATGTTCTTATTATTGAGCGGATGCGGAGTAGGATACTCAGTACAAACACATCACGTAGATCAACTACCTGAAATTAAGGTACCAACCAAACAAAAAAGATACCTAATAGGCGACAGTATTGAAGGATGGGCTGATGCTGTGAGAATGCTTTGTAAAGCGTATTTTACGGGTGCTCCTTTGCCTTTATTCGACTTTAGAGACATTAGAGCTAAAGGCGCTCAGTTGATCACTGTAGGTGGTAAAGCACCTGGTCCTGAACCATTAAAAGAATGTTTATTCAATTTACAAAAAGTATTTGATCGTAAACAAAACGGTGATAAATTAACATCAATCGATGCTCATGATATGGCTTGCCATATTGCAGATGCAGTATTATCTGGTGGTATCAGACGTGCAGCATTAATCTCATTATTCAACTTGGATGATGAAGCAATGTTAACTTGCAAATTCGGAAATTGGTGGGAAGAAAATCCACAAAGAGGACGTGCTAACAACTCTGCAGTTGTAATGCGTCATAAAATTGATGAAGAAGAATTCTTCAAATTATGGAAGAAAATTGAATTAAGTGGATCTGGAGAACCAGGTATCTACTTCAGCAATGATAAAGATTGGGGTACTAACCCATGTTGTGAAATTGCTTTACGCCCTTATCAGTTCTGTAACTTATGTGAAGTAAACGTTTCAAATGTTGAATCACAAGAAGATTTAAACGAAAGAGTACGTGTAGGTGCCTTTATTGGTACATTACAAGCAGCATATACTGACTTCCATTACTTAAGAGAAATCTGGCGTAAAACAACTGAAAAAGACGCTTTACTAGGTGTTGGTATGACTGGTATTGGTTCAGGTGTAATTTTAAATTACGACTTAAAGAAAGCAGCTGATTTAGCTAAAGAAGAAAATGCAAGAGTAGCTGATATCATTGGTATTAATAAAGCAGCTCGTGTAACTACAGTTAAACCATCAGGTACTAGTTCATTAGTATTAGGTACAGCAAGTGGTATTCATGCTTGGCACAATGATTACTACATCAGACGTATTCGTGTAGGTAAGAATGAAGCTATCTATTCTTACTTAGCAGCTAACCACCCCGAATTAGTAGAAGATGATTTCTTCAAACCAACAATTCAAGCTGTAATTTCAGTACCACAACGTGCTCCACAAGGATCAATTTTAAGAACTGAAAACGTAATTGATATGTTAGAGCGTGTTAAACGTTTCAACGTACAATGGGTTAAAAAAGGTCATAGAAAAGGTGCCAACACAAACAACGTATCTGCTACAGTATCAATTCAAGAAAATGAATGGGAACAAGTAGGACAATGGATGTGGGAAAATAGAAATACATTCAATGGCTTATCAGTATTACCTTACTTTGGAGGTAGTTATACACAAGCTCCATTCGAAGATATTACTGAAGAAAAATTCAATGAGATGGCTCAACATCTACATTCAATTGACTTAAGTAAGGTTGTTGAATTTAGTGACGAAACTGCACTAATGGATCAAGCAGCTTGTGCTGGTGGTGCATGTGAAATTGTATAAAAATGAGTCATGATAATCTAGTACAAAACATAATAAGTGGAATGTACGGAAGCATAAAAGGAAATAGATGAAACAGTTTATCGAAAATGTAGATTATTATATGGAGGGAGAGCGCGTGATTTTCACTGCGCTTTTCCACATTAAACGTGGCCAATGCTGTGGTAATGGATGTAGACACTGTCCCTTTACCCCAAAACATACTAAAGGAAAGGTGGTAGTGTCAGAAAAAATACTTAAATTCATACATAATAATTTTAACAATGGATCCAAATAAAATGCACGAGCGAGTGCTCGAAATACAGAAAAATATGTCTGCAGCAACACCAGAACAACAAACAGCGATGTTAGGTGAATTACTCGAATTAGCATCAAAGACAGAACAAGCACTATCAGAAGTAAAATTAGATACAGATGAAGAATAACTTAGAAGGTATATTAACTGTTATTGGTTTACTTATGTTAGTAGTTATGTTATTAGGACTTCCACTACAGTTATTGTGGAATTGGTTAATGCCAAGTATATTTAATTTAAGGTATATTACGTTTTGGGAAGCAGTGGGACTAAACACAATTGCAAGTATTCTATTTAGATCAAATATAAACATAAAAAAAGATAATTAACATGGCAAAGTTTCAATCAACAAAGTTGTTTGACGGTTTCAGTACAGTATTCCGTCAATGGAAAGCAGAAGGTACCCACTGCAGATTCCTTCACGGATATGGAGTATCATTTAGAGTATGGTTCGAAGGTGAACTAGACGAACGTAATTGGGTTTGGGACTTTGGAGGTATGAAACGTGCTAAAAATACTATTGATGGTAAAAACCCTAAAGAATGGATGGACTATATGTTTGATCACACTACAATTGTAGCTACAGATGATCCAGGCATTGGTGGATTTAGAACAATGAATGAATTAGGTATTATCCAGTTAAGAGAATTAGAAGCTGTTGGTGCTGAACAGTTTGCCAAGTACATTTTTGAAAAACTAAACACATTCGTTCAAGAAGAAACTAGTGGTAGAGTTAGTGTTGTGAAAGTAGAATTCATGGAACACGCTAAAAATACCGCTATCTATGAGTAAGAAACTTGAAAAAAACCTAGAAAAAGCACGTCGCAAGATGCTTCGTGAAGAATATCGTCAATCCAACCCACACCACAGTGAAGGTTTATGGGAGGAATTGAATTTAGAAAACAACAGCTACTGGGATGTGGACTATTTAGAAAAAGTAAATGCTAAAACTAATCAAGGTATTAAATACTGGGAGAAAAGATATGCTAATGCCTCAAGTTGGCTAGGAAAATGGTATTGTCAAATTAGAATCGATAAATTAAAAGAAAAACTACACCACTATGAAAATTAGTCATGAGCTGCCTTTAGATTTAATAAAGTATGCTTACAAATGGAATGATTATGATTATTGTCTTCCACATTTGATTGATCAATATGATGAATATAGAAGCTTCTTCGAATATTCTCGCCTACAAAGACGCTTCATTATCATGGATAATGGATTGTTCGAGGGAGTAGAACATACAACTGAAGATTTATTAGAAAAAATTAATCTGGTACGCCCAAACATATTCATTGTCCCTGATGCTTGGAACGATTCTACAACAACACTTCGCAATGCTAAGAGTTGGATGATAAACTACAAACAACATCTACCAGAAGAAGTAAATCTAATGGCTGTATGTCAGGGTAGTGATATGGGAGAACTAATTACAACATACCAAACATTAGTTGATTTAGGTTATACTCACATCGCATTTAACCATTCAAGTATTGCATATCAGAAAGAATATGAAGGTATGGACCATTTAAAAGCAGCAATGTATGGTAGAATGGAATTTATTAGACGTTTAGTTGCGTCTAATACTATTAGAAAATCACATTATCACCACCTATTAGGATGTTCATTACCACAAGAATTCATGTCATATAAAGATTGGGCATTTGTTAGATCAGTAGATACGTCTAATCCAATTTTAGTTGGAGCTGAAGGACAAAGATATAGTGATAGTGGCTTAACATGGAAACCAAAAGAAAAGCTTGAACATTACTTTGAGAAAGATTTGCACGGGCAGATAGAAGATATTATATTCAATATCAACATGTTTAAAAAATTTATAAAATAAAAACGTTATGACAGAATTTATTTCACTTTATGATTATTTAGGTAGAGCAGCAGGTAAAGAATTAGGTAAACAGGTAGCAGAAGTTGCAGCAGCATCTAGAATACCATGCAAAACAAGACAAGTATCAAACACAAAATATGCTGGTCCTGTTATGTTATATCCAAGAATATTTTTAGAGTTATATTTTATAGCACATAATAACGCTTAAACGGGAGTAAGCGTTTAATAAGTAAATACAATCCCAAAATAAATTCATTTTAAATGAAAAAAGCAGTTTTATCATTATCAGGTGGTATGGACAGTAGTTCATTATTGTTACACCTATTAGCTAACGGCTATGAAGTAACAGCATTAGGTTTCGATTACGGTCAAAAACACAAAGTAGAATTAGAGCGTGCTACATCATTAGTACAGTATCTAAATACTAACAGATTAACACACACAGATCATGTTCCTGGAGGGTTTGTTCAAGCATTTCCTGTAGTAAAATTTCAAATCATCAAATTGGATGGTTTATCTCAGCTATTAAATTCATCGTTAGTTGAAGGTGGACAAGATGTTCCAGAAGGACATTACGAACAAGACAACATGAAAGAAACAGTTGTACCTAATCGTAACAAAATATTCAGTTCATTGATTCAAGCTGTAGCATTATCAGTTGCAACTAAAAACATTGGTGATGATTGTGCTGTAGGAGAGCCAGTAGCGATTGCAATGGGTATTCATGCTGGTGATCATGCTATTTATCCTGATTGCAGACAAGAGTTCCGTGATGTTGATTTTGAAGCATTTAAAGCAGGTAATTGGGATGCTGATTTAGTATACCATTATACTCCATATCTTGAAGTTAATAAATTTGACATCTTAGAGGACGGGCAAAGATCTTGTAATATCTTGGGTCTTGATTTTGATGAAGTATATAGACGTACTAATACATCTTATAAACCAATTTACTACTGTCAAGGAGATGAATATGGTGAATGGTATTCTGATTATAAATCAGCAGCATCAGTAGAGCGTATTGAAGCATTCATTAAATTAGGACGTCCTGATCCTGTAGCATATGCTGACGAAACAGGTCCTGTAACATGGGAAGTAGCTAAGGCTC